CAGGAGTTAGCTATAGCGAGAATATCTTTAAGCAGTTCTGATTTATCGTTCTCAGAGCCATTGGTAAAGCGGTACTGTGCAGATTTGAAGTCAATATCAGTACCCTCACTCTTATAGCGCAGCATATTTAATAAATTGTGCATTTTAGTTCTCATGCTTTGGTTTTATGAGCACATTATAAATAAATCGCCATCTGAGTGTTAGGCATGCAGTACAGCGCTGACCTGCTCCGTTGAGCCACACCAATTGTTATTAACAACGTCTGCAATTGGTACAGGGTGGACTATCGGATTAGGTTTGGCTCTGCGCCGTAGGATGGCTAGCTCAGGCCTGAGACAAAACACCTAACAGTACATGACTTGAAAACGACATATTTAGCATAGCATCCTAATTAATAAAGATTCATGCCTTTCAGTAATACCGCACCCAGAGGAGCTGTAAAAATAGACAGTGGAAATGATAATTATTTCCACTTATTATTATTTATTTGGAAGGGGATAACACTATGAATAACAAGGTTTTTGGTGTGGCCATCATTGCTACTTTGTCTGCAGGTTTAGCTTTTAGTACTCATGCAAGTGAAACCGTAAGCAAAACAGAGGCTAAAACGCTGGTGAACGAAAATAATAAATTCAAAGTAGAGTATGATATTGATGATAAAGGCAAAGTTTTGAATATCAGAATCCCTGATGGAGTAGTTGATGCTGAAACCAAGCAAAAACTTACCAAGGAAATGGGAAACTGGACATTCGAAGCCGGAAGCCCAAAGACCGATGTTACATCTATGGTTACTTTAAAAAAATCATAGAACAATCTTCTTAAAAAAGGCGGCCATAGCTGACCGCCTGATCAATTAAATATTGAACAGTTGTTTGTTCATTTTCTCCATCATTCTTTCATTAATTAACGCTCCAGTCACCGTCATAAGAAGCGCAAACACAGCGATGCCAAGAGGTGTAACGGTCAGGAAACTAAATGTGAAAGCAACAGCCATAGAGGCTGCTTTTCCAACCGCCATGCTCTCGATTTTCAACATCGCGTCTTTCCATTCCCCAGTTCGGATACCTTTAGCAATTGCATTTGCTAACTGAGAATAGTCAATTACCTGACTGGTAATGCCAAAGGCCTTGCTAAATTTCTGAAGATTTTTAGCCAGGGCATCTTTATTTACTGACTCGATAGCTTTTGCGATAGCTTCACGATCCTGCACGCTGAATTTACTGTTGATAGCGCTCTTATGTTTTTCGAAAGCGGCCAGCGCTTCATTGACGTTTCGAAGTTTTTTCCCCTTGGCTGATTCTGCCAGTTCTTTTGCAAGGGATGCGTTTTTCGCACCTAGCTTTTCAGTTACGTCACCATAAAAATCGCTGACGAGTTTGACAGAATCAACAACCAGAGATTGTTCTTCTTCTGCTTGCTTTTTCTTCTCGGCGTCCCGGTTAAGGATCTGGTTCGCGGTATTTAAAGCATTCTGCGCGGCAGATTTGTCGGACTTTTTACGCTCAACATCTCTTTTTTTCTGATTCTCCTGTGTGCGGTACCAGACAGGGTCAGTCGGATCAAAGATTTCCAGTTCATAAAAAAGATCCAGTTCCTTTTCTGCACGCTGCAGGGCGACTGTTGCTTCATTGAGGCGTTTCTGGTTTTTAGTTACTTCTGCTTGCGCCTTGTTGAAATTATCAACGGCAAGATTCAGTGCTTGCTGAGAGATCTGTAGAGGAGACGGGCCCGGAGTTGGTGCTGTCCCGGTACCGGAGGAGGCGTTACCACCACCGTTATTATTCCCACCATTACCGTTGTTGCCACCCCATGGTACGCCGCTGTCTTTACCGGGTTCAAGTGCATGAACACCATCAAAAGTCGCAGTGATACCATTACCCAGATCAACTGTCATGGAACCGCCATGGCCAACGTTTGCACCATTGCCAGAGCCATTTATACCGCCGCTTGGCAGGCGCCCACCAGGTCCATTTCCTGTTGGACCTCCTTTGCCAGAAGTACCGTTTACACCACCAGTCGGTCCACGACCACCACCACCAAAAGCATTGTTGTGCGCGTTATCGCCACCATTTCCAGACATAAAAATTCCTCTTTGACGTTTAAAAAACAAAATTTGCAAATGACTGTATAAACGTACAGCTCGTGGATTATTGCTTAACGTCAGAATTACAGTCAATTACGAATGCTTATCATTTTTGGTAGGTGCGATGTAAAAAGACCTTCAGATGGGAAAGGATTAAACCCTTATCTATTAACAGGTTGGGATGACTTTTTGAAACAGGTGACAGAATGGTAGAAAAATGATTTTTAACAAAATGTGCTGCTAAATTGTTGCAATCAGAAAATGATGGGGAGATAATGCTGTATGTTTATACAGTATAATAAGGAAGGGTTATGAAGATAGAGGTAACCGGTGATCATCAAAAAAAACTGGCCAAAAAATCAGTATGTAAGCTGAGACAGAACGTTACTTGTTGTTCTTTTATTTCCCTCCGTTCGTTATCTGAGTAGTTGTAGTGCAAATCCTACAGGAAGCGGTGAGACGCCAGAGGCTGGTTTTACCAAGCCACAGTAATGAATAAATGGACAGGCATTAGAAAGGGGATTTGCAGTGGTAATGATCAACAGTGTTTCGCAAAAAGGTTACGTAGTCATCCGATGCCATGATGGTGTCATCGTGGCCAGACTGCCTTCATTTCCGGAATGTACCCGGGCTCTTATGTACCGGCGCGGAGATGTTGCTTCGTTTGTACCGCTCCAGGACGATGAGATTATTGGTACACCAACCCTCTTTACAGAAATGCTAAAAAGAGCGGGTTATCGTGTCACGCAGAATTCTGATAGACTCTCGTCATAGGCCTGAACAACCTATACCTGCTGCGCCACTGGAGATAAACCATGGCGCAAAATCAAATCCAAAATACCCATTCACTGACGTTAACCAACGCCAGCGATTTTCTTTTTGCCGCATCCAGAGGTGCGTTATGAAGAAAAGCTGGTTTCAACATACTCAACTCACCACTGAGCAGGCTGACGAACTGGAAGCCCGCTATCGCGCAAAGCAGATTAAGACAGAGCGTAGTCTGGATAATGACTTTATTCACTGGACGATCAGCGCGTTCTTGCCAGAAGTATCTAAGCCTCCGCGTCAGGACAGAACCTGGCAACAACGGATCTGGAGGTGAATGTGAAAGTCTACGATATCACCCCAATGGGCAAGCCCAGAATGACGCGCGCTGACAAATGGAAAAAGCGTCCCGAGGTTCTGCGTTACCGGGCTTTCTGTGATGAAGTTCGTCTGCAGGGTGTTGAGCTGCCGGAAAGCGGTTCTCATGTCACCTTCATTCTTCCTATGCCAGCGAGCTGGAGCAATAAGAAACGGACTGAGTTCAACGGTAAACCACACCAGGCTAAACCTGATTTTGACAATATGATGAAAGCCCTGATGGATGCTATTTACGAAGATGACGCTCACATCTGGGATTCACGCGTCACTAAATTATGGGGAGAGAAGGGACAAATAATTATCGGGGAGATAGCAGAATGAGGGCGCTGCTGAAGCCGGTGGTTGCGCGTGAGCTTGGGATTGTGCTGCTCAAGCCGGGCAGCGAGCTGATGTCATTATTCAGTTGTGAACGTGTGCTGGTGGAAAGCCAGCCAGCAGGTATGGAGCGTTTGCCTGCTGGCCGTGTTCCTGACATTCGCCAGCCGCTGGCCAGTGACGAGTCCCTGTGGCCGTTCTTCCTGGATGAAGAGGTTATGAAGGCTGCTGGTGGTTTGAGTGGCCTTGAT